GGGAGATGGTATCTCCCTGCTCATCTGAAAGTCGCCGGATGGCGAATCTCAGATGGGAGTGCATCAGAGTGCTCGCATCTGGGGTTTGATCCCTACGTACCATTGGACGCGCGTAGTCTTATTGGGGGAAGATGACCTAGCCTTATTCGCTTAAGGCACTGGCAACCTGGGGTTGACAGCCCTTAGGCCCAGAGGGAAAATACCTCAATGGGATTACGCGTGGCAGGTATCCTTGTTGGTCAAGCTATGCTCTACCAAAATCTTCTGTAAAGAAGAGGGGGGTAGGGTGTAGTAAGATAAAACGGGATAAGCCTGATTGGACCTCCTCCAAAGCCTTCCAAGGCTGGCTGCGGCCCCCTCACGGGGAAACCGAAGTTTAAGAGACGATTCTAAAAGAATAACAAATAAGTTTAACAGTCTTCACTTTACACGAAACTAAGCGAATGCCTAGCCGTGCATGGAGTCGGCTGCTAAGCTCATTTGCGTCTCTTAATGCCATGCTCAAGGTAAAACTTGGGCGACCAGCATTGAAACCAATATTAAACATGGTTTCTCTGCTGGGGCGGAGAGTTAACCTATCAGTCGTCAAGGTTTGCCTTACCACACTGGCTACCTTATATAATTTGAGGAAGAAAGGGGGTAACACCTTTTTAGTTCTTTACCTAAAAGGATGTTATTCCCTTCTTCAGCAGTATATAGGGGGTCAGAGACTACACGATCTCACTCCCTTCGGAGCGAGAATCGGTCGAACCCATAGTGGGTGTCCTTCAATAATCCCGGCTGTCCATCGCCGTCGGATTCGTCAGGGGGACGAGTGGGTTATTCGTTTTTGGTTGACCGTCTTTTCACTCTATTGAGTGTTGGATTGTCCTCCGAAACTTAAAATCAACTCTATCTCTGACGGGACGACAATGGATCCCCAATTGATTTATGAATTTAGTCAATTCATAAGTACCCATTTCCTCCATTCCCTTAAACGCTACTCAAAAGCGGTTATGGGAAGGGTAAGGGGTGGGGATTGGTCTCCATTGTCGTTCATGAAGGGTCTCAAAGCCTTACCTTTTATGATTTCTAAGAGTTCTCCAGCGGTCCGAGGTGGTAACGTACCCGGAGGGGCCCAGGCGACATCGCCTGCTGCTCTTCTTGCTAGTGCCCATGCTTGGTTTGTCTCTCCACTCTTTCCGTTGTTACGGAATTGGTGTGAGATGACAAAGTCAAACTGGGTTATTAACAGGATTGAGCAGTGGGGTCAGAGGTTATGGGTATGGGAAGATTCCCTACCTTTAGCTCCTGACTCTCCTGGGTGTCCCTTCGAAGCAACGAACCATCTCGGGCGGTTGGGGTTCAAAGAGGAACCTGCGGGTAAGGTTAGAGTGTTTGCTATGGTGGACCCATTTACTCAATGGTTGTTCGATAAGCTGCATAAGCGTATCTTTCAACTATTGTCCATGATTCCTCAGGATGGTACATTCGATCAAGTACGTCCGATCTATCGTCTGTTTGATTGGAAACAGAAGAAAGAATTAACAACTCGTTCTTCTCTTTCCCTTCATTCATTCGATTTATCGTCCGCAACTGATCGGATACCTATCGTCCTACAGAAGGTTCTTCTGTCTCCCTTCCTAACAAGTTGGGGGGCTGAATTATGGGCATCCCTTTTGATTGGTCGTAAATACCATTGTGGGAAAAACTATGTAACTATGATAAAAGGAAAGAAAGTTTCTATTCCTTTATCTAGTACTGGTTATCTCATATATGGTACCGGTCAACCAATGGGAGCATTGAGCTCATGGGCTATGCTAGCTTTCATCCACCACGCTTTCGTTCAGTGGTCGGCCTTTTTGGCCGGTAAGGTAAAACCTGGAACAGGCTGGTTCGCAGGCTACGCCATCTTGGGAGATGACGTAGTCATAGCTAGCCAATCTGTAGCCAAGCAATACGCTGCATTAATGTCCCGTATGGGGGTAGGAATTGGGACTCATAAGTCTATGAGTTCCAATTCTGGTCTTGCTCTGGAATTCGCGAAACGCACTTTCTATAAAGGAAAGGACGTTTCGGGAATCTCTTTCCGGGAGTTCGTGATAGGTCGGCAATCCTTTGCCGGCCTCCTCGAACTTATCCGGAAATACTCATTAACTTTAGGACAGACGATGTCGGTCCTGGGTTATGGGTTCAGAGCAAAGGCCAATACCTCCAAACGTTTGATGTTAATGTCAAAACGGTTGCGTAACTACATTTTAGCTTACTATGGTCCCTTAGGCCCTGGATACCGAGGTTTGGCGTTCTGGCTTCCGATGAAATCGGTTTCCAGTCGTTATGCTTCGGTATTGGACAGGGTCGAAGTTCTCACTTGGCAGTTCTTTAAGGAGGAGATTCTTCAAATCCTTTCAAAGCTAGACGATTTGCAGCCTTTGTTAGAGGAAGCAAAACGTTTAGGGACTGTCAAGCGGGACCGGGAGCATTATATGTCTCAAGCGGTTTCTAATAAAGCTGCCTGGGTTAAGGATCTGCCTTCCCCTGTGGAAGGGGGAAGAACAGATTCCCACCCTGGGATCGAGCGTACAACTCCGTTGTACATTATCGATTCTCTTAATGAGACGGTGTATAGAGAAACTTTTCTTGACACCTATATTGCTGCGAGGGACCTACGAGCCAAGCTAGAGGAAATGACTCTAGATTCCCTGGACTGGGGAACTCTGGAGTCACTCTGGGATCAGGTTCGAGAGATCGAGTCTTTTCTCGGGTCGCTACCCCTTCCCCGAAATATCCACAAGCCGATTAGGGATAATATTCCTAAAGAGCAAATGGGTATTTTGAAGAAGTGGTACCGATATTCTAGTCTATTCCGACGATCTGATAACCCACCTCTAGAGCCTTAAGGAAGTGATTCTTTAAGGCGGGGTTTGTACCAGGCCATTGGCAACTTTGTGATGCCCGGGATAAGACCTTTGGGATGTGTGTGTTACCTCCATCCGTAGCGCACCCTTAGGCTCCCAGTAACTTCTGAGAGTGAACCTCGTGAGGTTCGTTCGGTTCGCCGAGCGATCCCGTATGTCAGGGGGCGGATGAAGCAGTGGGTCGAATAGACCTGTAACAGTGGGTGAGCAGGCGGCGGTTAAACGGGTCCCAAGAGCAATCTTGGAAACCTTGAGACTGATTAGGCCTGAAGGCTACTGGCTGTGGAATCCGTTTCTTGGCATATGGGTGCCAATGGGCCAAACCTGGTGCTTAGGATTGATTGCGGGAAGCTAAGAGGGAACTCTTAGTTTCCTCAGGTTTTCGTTCCCTAAAGGAGGGAACGGACTCTGATGGTGCAGTCTCTCCTGCCAGATATGGGGGTCTGGAACCCTTTCGCTAGAGACGGTTTCTCCGCTAATCGAAGACCTACGGGTGAGGTAACCTTCGATCAACATTTTTGAAACGCATCTGAGCGTAGCGGGGGCG